CTGATTTCCAGTTCATTGAATGCCGAGTAGAGGGCATCTCGACCCTCTCCAAACGCCTCCCTGACCTCTTCTACGGTCTTTGGGTCTGGTTGGCTGGCAAGGTACATGAGGACGCCTAGAGCTCTGGTGGAGATCATTTATTCTTGCGCTCCTCGATCTCGTCAACAACGGCTCTTGCAAAAATCTGGGCAATCGTCTCAATAACAGCCAGAAATGAGACCTCTAGTTCCTCCTCTTCCTCATACTCTTCTTCCTCAAGCTCATCTTCACCCTCAGATGCCTCGTCAAAGGGCTCAGAAGGGGCTTTAGAAGGCTCAGGAAGGGTCTCCTGGATAGGGACAGGCGGAGGAGTAGTTACGGCCAATCCTGGGGCTGCTTGTATCGTAGCGAGCCCGTTGGTCAAATCATATGCTGGAATTGCAAACTGTTTGCAAATAGCCAGGGCATTAGCGCAGTCCTCGTCTTCATCTTCCCAGAGCAGGAATGCCGAGGAGGTCTCTCCCTTAATTACATCGCTTACGGCGTACTCCACCGGGTTGGACGACTCAGCCATGCTGGCGTGAGGAATGCCGTCAAATTTAGCGCCCGGGGCGGCTACGACCAAAACTTCCTTTTTGGAGTCGGTTGCAAATTGGGCAGCCCAAACTTGGCCCTCGCTGGGGCGGTCTTTAATTGGGAGGACTAAAACGCCCTTTTCTCCATGTGCAAGGTAGTGGTCATCCATCAGGGCTTCGACATTCGCCCTGCTCGTCTTACCACTACCTGCGACTAATACGTAGTATGACACTGGTATCTCCTTAGTAGACGGTGACACCAGTGTATCTACATTTATTCGGCTGGCAAATCCTCTTCTGGAGCCGACGGATAGGGTGAAATAAAGGAGTCACTCTCGGGGTCGTAGATGAACCCGACAGCCACCTTATCAGGTACTAGATCGGTGACGTCTTTAATAACAGGTTCGCTGAGCATAATTGCTCCAAGGCGGTCATCCGTATGGAGGATATCAACCACCTCGTTATCGATGATAAAAGCGACCTTTACGGGCGGGAGTTGTGGTATTTCGCTCATTCTTCTGTCTCCTTGTAAGAAACTCGTATTTCAGCCCACTTACCAACTGGGCATGAGGCGTTCGGTAGTTTTACCTTTGCATCCATTATGCAGCCACACTTTTTGCATTGGTGGGTCTTTTTTAGGTAATGGGTGCAGGACTTGCAGATTTCTAATCTTTCTGCTGCAACATCGGTCTCTACCCGTCCCAAATTTTTGTTAAAAAGGTCCCATGGTCGGGCTGGTCTGTTACTCATTATGCTCCTATAAACCAACAGAGAAGTCGTCTACTGTAGACCCTTGGCTGTAATCAGTTGGGGCTTTAATAATACCATGCTGGGTTCCCTTGGTAGGAGACGCAGGAGAGTAGGTAAGCGAAGATCCAATCTGGGAAGTCATAGCGGTATCGGAGTATGCTCTAGCAGTTATGTTGTTTCCACTAGTGGTCACTTTAATTGCCGCAGCAGCAGATCCAATAGAGACGTCACCGGTAGCTGTGCTTACTGTTCCTCCGCTTGATTGGAGAAGGCGTAAGTAATAGTTATAACCGGTAGCAGTTCCGCATGAGTAGCAAAATGTCTGAGTAGCACAAGCGGTGCATGAGTACGTAGTAGTGCACTGGTTACAAGTTGTTGTGCTACCGCAGCTATTGCAGTAGTAATTTACAGTAGTAAATTGGCATCCGCAGGAACCGCCCACATATGTTCCACCGTTTGCCGAGCATTGCGCAGGGCTGAACCCAAAACAGTCAACAACCGTTTGAGAATAAGACCCACAGTTACAGTTTGGATATGACCCTGAAGGGTTGGGTGTGGTAGTACTACCGCAATTGCAGTTAGGCGGAGACCCCGCTGGAGGAGTGTATGAAGACGACCCGCAATTACAATTTGGGTATGTACCAGCTGAAGGAGTAACAGTGTATGTCCCACAACTGCAAGCAGGAAGTGAGTAAGTGTAAGTGTTGTAATAAGGTACAGCAGCCCACCAAGAGCCAGCATCACTTACCCAAAACGCAACTCCAGTTCCGCCAGAAACAGAAGCAGATGCAGTTACATCCTGAGAGTACGCTTGAAGCGTGGCTATTGAGTAATTAGTAGCCGCATCATCGGATTGAGCCTGAGTTCCAGTGGCGTACCATGTACCGCGAATTGCGTTCCACAAATTACCAGTTGGGTTGAGTCCAAGACTTCCAGAAGTTACTCTATTAAAGTTATCGGTAATTAAACTTGCCAATGCTCGAATAGCGGTAAAGCCCAAACTCTTTACCTCAGCAAAAAGCTCAATAATTGGCATAGTTAGCCTTACGCAAACTTGACGACGGAAGCAAAAATCTTATACGTAGGTGTAGCGGTTAGTTTTACGATGTTGAATGTGTAGGCGTCAATAGAGGACACGTTACCTGCTGTTGGAGCCACACCACCCTGCCATACAGGTGTAAGTGTGGTTGAATCAATTTTAATGACGTTTGGGTAGTACGGGTTAGTTGCGTCGTTAGTGTTTAAGAATGCAAGAGTAATTGATTGTCCTACGCTTAAAAGACTGGCAAGTGTAGTTGTACCATCTCCACGGAAGTTAAGAGTAAAGTTACTCGTAGCTACCTGGGTGTAGTAGTACACGCCAGCAGTTTTTGCGTCAAAGTTGATGGTTCCTGTTGCGCCTGTTGAAGTGTTTAAACTCCAGGTTTCAATAGGAGAGGTAAGAACAGTGTTAGCCGTAATAGATACAGCAGCCCACTTCATACCTAGTGTCTGAGCACTATCGCTTGTTAAAACATAGCCGTTAGTAACGGTCATTGGGAGGTCAACAGGAGAGTTGGCAGCATCCGCAGAGATAAGACTTCCCTTACCACTAGGAGCAAGAGCGTTGACAGCCTTGAACCCCGCGTTTAGGTCAGCAGCGGCAAGCTGAGCTCCGGACGTGTAAGTACTGGGGCCGTTGGTGCCCTTGACTGGAAATACTACTGGCATACCTATCCTATCTTCTACTTAAGAGTATATATTGGGTCGTCGAGAGGTGTACTGTTTAGTACAAATATGTTGTACCTAAATCCGTAACCCAGTGAGTACGGAGCTCCGTAATACTTATCCGCGTATCTAAGTTTGTACAGATTTGCCCACCCGTTAGTGGCATACAGGACACCGGGACCAGTAGCCGCTGTAGTCGCTATTGTGGACGTAGGTGCAACGACAAATTTAGTTGAGTTAATAATAGACTTTACCTCTCCACCTATTACGTTCACAGCCGTATTACCGGTGAACCCCGTTACCGCCACCATGCTGTCTAACTGTAGGTTGTGCTCAACAGTAGAGGTAAACGTTATCTCTGTTCCTCCGGCGTTTACTACCGCAGTAGATATAGGTATAACGATATTTGGGTTTCCAATTACTCTATTTGCGTACTGTACGGATTTAGGTAAAACCTTACGCAAACGATCAGATACCGAAGCAAGATTTAAATAGAAGTGGCTAGAACTATCTCCAGGGGTTCCTGACCATAGGGTGTCCAGGTACCCACCAATTCTATTGTTAGGATCAATACTTCCGTCGAAGTAGTAGTTAAACTCATTACCGGTACCAAAGAATGACGATGTGATATTTACAGTGTGAGTTCCAGCAGGGGCTGTTTGATACGGCCTAATAATATAAAACCCAGGTAGCGCGTATGTGAATGAGCCATCAGCAACATCCCATGGGACCTCAGTTCGTGAGTTAAACGGAGATGCCGTGCCGCTAATGTACCTATCCACACGATCTGTAACGGCGTATGTAGCAATAGGTGGTCTTAGATAGCTAGGAATACCGGCCCAGTTTACAGGATTAACAGTTGTTTCTGCAAAATCTGGTCCATCCATTGGATATTGCGGGGTAGTTGCTTGGGTAGGTTGATACACATACCTAGAGGAAAATGTGTCAGAAGTTACTGCACTAATTCGATATGGTTGACCTGCATTACTTATATTGTTACTAAAATACGTAGTAAAATTAACGACCACATCTGATATGTACACTAAATCACCAACTTTAAAGTTGTGATTTGTAGTCGTTCTAAACGTAACAACGTTATCTTTTCTTGATACCGATTTAATAAATGAATTAAGCGGAACTTTTGCGCTGTGAGTCATGCCATTTGTAAACTCAATGTATGGAATAACTGCTGCATCGTAGTATGTGTAGTTGCCGGTTTCAGGTGAGTAGGCTGGGTATCCGCCGCTAACTTCTGAGTGTGTTTTCTTTAAGGCAAACACATAAGGAACCCCAGTCTTAACCGGTATACCCTTAAGAACCCCATAGTTAGCGCTACTTGCGTTGTAGTATACGTTTCTTCCGTAAGAGTACTTTAACTTATATGTTGCTAATGCTGTTGGGGCGTTTGACGCAAAGTTTGATGAACCAATAGTTCCCACACCTAAGGATGCTGTAATTGTTGCGCTGCTTAGTGCTATATATGGTTGGTAGTCAATGTAGTAGCGCCCCGCAACAGAACCTGAGACCTCAGTAATACTGGTGTTAACAGCGTCCACACCATTAGTTGCTACACTTAGGCTGCCTGTTCCAGATGTAACAACTACCTTTGCCCCAATCCACAAACCGGTATGGGTAGGATCTGTTATATCTAAGTAATAGGCACTTACAGAAGCGTCAAATCCACTGGTTACACCGGTCAAGGTTAACGGAGCTGCTTCTATAGTAAACGAGGTGTCAGTTTTTTCTACAACTCTTCCGGCATTGTTTGTAAAGTTGTTGTTAGAGTATCTAATATCAAATCCATTGCCACGACCAGCATTAAGTGGGTCGTTAACAAAAAAGTTTTTCATGTTGTACACCACAGGGTTTGACTGTACTAATATGTCATGCACGCCCTCTGTAGTGTAAGTAATTCTATTTACTGCACCCGCTACATACCCTGTTGCTTTAATAATTTGCACAGGTTTTTGTATGTAATCCTCTACTGCACCAAAAGTTCCAGCACCAGAAAAAGGCAGAGTAACCGTTCCAGATATTGAGGTGTTTGTAGAATAGAAAGACCCAGAGCTAAAGTTATCTGATTCAACTGATGAGTGCCAATACGATGGGTTGGCAATTTCATTAACTTGAGTTCCTGCTATATCAATATTTACAATTCTAGAATCTTCAAATGGGCGTACCGCAGATACCTTAGCCGTAGCAGTTGGCAGTAATTGAGCTGCAACTTTTTGTGACAATTTTATAGTTGCATTACTTAAGGCTACGGTTGGTACAGCGCTTACATATATAGCTTGGTCGTTAATAACAGAAAGAACGGTAGTACCAGCAGGGAAAGAGCCGGTACCGGAAGACACAGTAATAACAGACCCTATAGCTATTTTAGATGTGTTACCTGTTGGTATATAGATTACGCTGGTGCTTCCGTAAGCCCCAGTAATTGATTGAAAGTCATCTGAAGCAACTACAGAATATGTAAATGTAGTAGAGGTAGGAACAGTAGCAATTGTTGCTGTTGTGCCGTATGACCCATCTAATTGAAGAGCTACTTTGTCTCCTGCAGTAAATCTATGAGCAGTCTTTGTTGTTACAGTTGCAACGTTGCTAGCAATTCCTGCTGAATATACCTCTACTCCGTGTTCCCACTGAGCAGCGTCAAAAAAGTAAGCGTCTCCAGATACAGCACTAACTACCGTAACAATTGGTTCACAGTAAGCAGCATCCGATGGAGCAACTGCAGATACGGCAATTCTGTACCAATCTGTAGACCCGCCTTGAGAACCAGAGGTAAGAGTAGTGGTTCCGGATATACCAGAAGCGCTTATAGATCCGTCTACCTTTCTCCACCTTAGATCCACCCTTACATCTCTAGCTGTTTTTCCAGCTCTGTTTACATAGATGCTAAAAGTATGAGGTTCCCCAGTACCACTGACTGGAAGAAATGCGGTAGCCGCATCTGCTTTATCAAACCCAGAACTAGAAGCCCAGATTTCTGTATTAGCAGAGATACTTCCAGTTATAGGTTTGGATAATGTAATTGTTGAGTTGGTTGAGTTTATTGCTGTTATGTACGTTGCGTATTGAATGTTAGTTCCAATAACGTAGTCATTAACAGATGCAATTGCTGGCTGTACTGAAAGAGTTGTTGCTCCTGCATTTGCTAGGGTATCTACTTTCATAATCTTTGGCCGCAATGCAAATGCGTTATCTCCATTATTTGTTACACCAAGTTTTAACATTCCAGTAATCATGTTGGAAGATGTAGCAAGAGTTGACCCGGCAAATCCAACGGTAGGGCTTTCACTGGCTGTAAAAGTAGTAATAGAGTCAACGCTAACTACGCAAGTTCCTGGAGATAAAGCGCCACCTCCAGCAGAGATTACAACAGAAGACCCTGGTATTAAACCGGAAGTAGTATCAACAGTGATTGTTGTATTTCCAACTGTTCCGCTAGCCCCTGTTAAAGTTACACCCTGCCTGTTATTAAAGGCACCAATAGTTGCTGTTGCAGTAGCAAACGGCCCTACCTGCGCCAATCCCGTTGCATGAGTAGACCCGCTAGCATAAGCATTGCCGTAAAGGGAAGTGGCCCCATCAACAGTTGGATACCAAGAACCTGTGTTTTCCTCAAACGATGCTGAGTTGTAGTCTGGCATTAAATTATAGCCATGGGTTATAGTAGGCACATAGCCCGTGTATGCCTTTATAAACTCGTATATACCCTCATAGCTACCTGAGTTTTTGTACAAATACGATACGTTTTTAAGAACGTTTCTAGCAAGAGAGATATCTTGTACGTCATCAAACGGTACGCCAAATTGCTGCAAAAGAAGTTTGATTAGTTTATCGTCTGCATTTTCAACACTTACTGATTCAAAAACTTCTTGAGTTTGGGTTTTGTATAAGTCATAAGCAAAAGCAAATAACTTTAAGAAATCCATTAAGTCTTTGTTAGCGCCACCAGTTGAGTCTTTTTTATAAAGACCTGGGAGGTGGTCAAGCATAAAGTCAAGAGTTCCGTAGTTATTTACAAATACCGCAGACGCCTCAGCTATTTTTTTATTACGAAATGGCGCTGTTCCGGTATCAGGGTAGGTTAAAAATAGAGCGTAATATACAGTCTTTCCCTGGTACTTAGTATTCTCTGAAGGTACAGTGCCGCCTTCTATAGCGCTGGTTACCCCATTATCAAATACAAAGTAATTTGCGGTTTCCCCAAAATATGTATATGACGCAGCTACCGGGTGGTTATCAACAGTTCTAAGAACATCCCCATCAGTTATTCCTTGAGGGTATCCAGATGTTTTACGCACTAAGGTAAAACTTGGGTAAGTGTTGTTAATCTCTTTATTTAATGACGGCAAAGTTGTATCGGTAATATTAGTCCAGCTAAGCTGAACAACCCCATAGTCAATAGACTTGGCAGTTAATTTAGATGTAGCCGCGGCTAAACTATTTGATACAACTTTTGACATTAGTTAGTTCCACCAACTGTAGTAACAACAATATATGTTTTATCTAACACAGGTAGTTCGTTGATATTGCAGGCAAAGTCAGTAACAGTTCCTGCAGGTACAACTGTCAATCCACCGGCACTTTTCTTTTCAAGATCAGTTATAGTTGAGTAGCTTACGCCTTCAATTTCAGCTACTGTTTTATAGATGTCTTGCTGAGTAATTAAATCATTTAATATTACATTATCAAATGATAGTAAGTTATACAGAGCAGACTTTACGTTAGACCCAACAGTAGCAGCGTTGTACTGTGGCTTTACGTGTACAGTTATTTCCATATAAGGGTATGCCGCCGTGTAATCAAACACACTTACTGTTGTATTTGGTGGAGTCTTGTTTACAAAGAACTGTGCAACGGAGGCTTTTAAAGCCGAGCTTGCAGCAGTACCGCCATTGGCAGCGATGAACAAAGACACTGTAGTGTAGTTTGATGAAGCAGCAACTGCCTTAGCAACACCCGGAACTTGAACAGCAAGTTGTCCGTAGTCTTTTAAGGAAACTGCTCTATTTAGAGTACGAAGTGCAAGAGGGGCGTTTACACGAATAGAGTCAGTAGACTCAGCATCTGTTCCCCCAGAAGTAGCAGCAGCTTGCGCAACTGTTACCCCAGAGATTGTAACTCCGTCAATAGTGGTTAACATTGTAGTAATAGAACCTGCTCCAACGTTTCCAGCAGTTCCTACACCTACGCGATAAGACACATAAATGACAGCCCCAGATGGAGGAATACGACCAGATACGGCGTCACCAAACTGAATATATGTGTATCCAGTAGCGTCTGTAAATGTAATGAATACTGGATCGGTAGAGCTGTAATCAAAGAGTGAAGTTACTTTAGAGTAGGAAACCCCGTTTATAGATACGGTTATAGAACCGGTAATAACGCCGGTCTTAGATATCTTAAACGCTTGATTTGCTTTTCCTGTAGAAGTTCCTACCTGTTCAGATACTACGCTTATGCCCTGAGTAATGTTTACCGAGGAGTTCGCGCCTGCGGCTAAGGTAATTGTCGAGTTAGTCTCAAAAACAATCTGAGATCCGGTTCCGTCTGGAACAGTGGCCACCTGCGTTAGGGCAGGAATGGTGACAGATGAGGTGTTTGTGTTGGTGAGAGTTACAGCACCTGTAGCTGGAGTAGGGTCGTTTGGAGTGTAGTCCAAAAGCTTAGCAAGGCTAAGAACCGTGTCCCGCTGGGTTGCTGTGGTAATAAAGGACTCATTAGCTGCTCGGTCAATGTAGTAATTGAGCAGGTCGCCCATATATGAGAAAAGCTCTAAGAGAACAATGCCAAAATCACTTGGGTCCCGAGAGGTCCATTGCGGGGCAAAGTTAGGGATTAAATTGATTAAATCCTTACGGATGGATGCATAGTCCCGGGAAGTATAGTCAACCTGGGGCAAGTAAAGATTATCGGCCATATGCTACCACCGTAGTTTCTCCTGAAGGGGTTAGGGAGGATGTAATAATTTTAACAGAATCTTCTAGACCAGTTGGTGTGCGGTAGACAATTGTTATACTTAATATGCCGGTTGTTGAATCGTATCCAACATCTGCTTTGATGAAGGATAGATGAGGAAGCCATCTAACAAATGCTTCCCCAATACTCTTTTTGATAAGCCCTGCGGCGTCATCACTGTTCTCAAATAATGTATCACCAATACCGGCGGTGTAACGCTCATACCAAATACGTTCTCCGGTATTTGTACCCATAACACTGATTACTTGATTCTGGTAAACCTTATGGTCTGTCTCAGGTAGCGTTGCCACCCGTCCTAGGTTGCTTATATTAAACGGCAAGTCAATCAACAAAGCCGTGGTTGGTACCGTACGAGGTAGGTAGTTAAAGGCCACCATTAGAACTCTCCTAACCAGAGTGGGAAATTAGGGTCTCCGCCCTCAAACATAACCCAGACACCTGCCCCTGGAAGGGGTTGATAATTGCCTAGGGCATAAACGGCTGTAATTACAGACGGAATATTTGGTCTAGTAGGAGCGGTTAGTCCAGAGAATGCTTCAGCCCCAACCCTGTCATCGGATGAGCTAAACATTATTTGGAGATAATCACCAGCATTAAAGTTGTATATAAACGGTACGGTCAAAAGAATTTCGTTAGGGTTTCCTTGAAAGGTTCCCCTGCTATTTGATCGAGGTATATCTGTACCATTTACCCTAAACCATAAATCTACTTGCGATGAAGAGCTTGTAGACTTTCCAAATTGAACGGACGTCTCTACTAAATAGTCTGCTGTATTACTTACATAAATTTTACTGGGGTCTGTTGGGTCTGTATACAGTCCGTAGGAATCTTCAGTTATTTCGTGTTTAATAGCTGTAGGTGTACTAGCGGTTCCAGGAGATGTACTGCCCCCACCCTGATACTGGCTAGTCATTGACGATAGATTAATGTAAGGAAGTTTTTTGTTTGCATACCCGCCAAGAGTTGCTGGCCATGCCCAGTCGGTTACAGCATCACCAAGGATTTGTGGAACCTTTAGTTTAATGCGGCCTCGGTCCAACGGATCTTTAGGATCAACAAGAACGCCGCGGTATATTCCGTAAAAACGTTTATCGTAATTATCACCAGTAAGAAGACTAGAGAACTCCACGAGCCTGCAACCTTTCATACGCTGCAAGAGACCTGCGAGTTTCGTAAGTAATAACGTTTAGATCTCCAGAATCACTTTTCCAAGTTGGGGCGGTAAAAGCAACCTTACCTGTGTCAGGTTGTGCTCTGTTAGATGTTTCACCAAACGGAACAAAGAAGTCAAAAGCATCAGGCATGGCATAGGTGCTCAATGTAGAGTCTGGGCTTACCACAGTATTTTTAATATTAGGAATAATATTGCGTGTTGGAATTGGAGCAGGTTCAGCAACAAGTTTTCCATCTTTCCAAGTATTAGCAACTCCAAGAGAGTCTGTTCCAACCTCTAACTGGGTTACGTACAAAAAGTTATTTCTTGTTTCTTCTTTTACTTGATGAACAACATTTAAGATTGTCCAATAACCCGAATAGTCTTTACCAATACCATCTAGATAAATTGGCATATCCGGGCGCAGAGTAGGGTCTCCAATTACAGTGACCGTTGCTCTGTACGGATAACGGTTACGCTCATCTGCGGCAACAGCTTCGTGATTTGTAGGGTCATACCCAGGGGCTACAACGTTGGTAGCAAAGTAATCAAAGAATTCTGGTTGAGACCGTTCACGAGTAGTAGCCGGTCTAGCTTGGCTTGTTGTCGTATATGGGGTACCTGTATAGGGGTCTACACCGCCTATAGCAATTGCTGCTTTGTAAGCGTCTGGGTGCATAACGCTTTCTCCAGCAATCATATTAAACTTATATAAAGAAGATCCAAGCGGATGCGTCTGTTCCCGCATAATAAATACAGGAGCAGAAGATCTATGGTTTGTATAGTCAGTAGTCATAGATTGAAAGTACAACTCTGTATTTTCGATACGCAATGAGTAACCGCATTGACGAGCTAGACGTGTCATAAACTCTAGCTCTGTATGACCGGCCTGTACAGCCTGCTGGTACACACGCGGATGGCTTTCTGTGTAGTAAGCAAACCCGTACTCTTGGGCTATAGTCTTAATTATATTGTCTGCAGTTTGGTTAACAAATACTCTTTGGCGAGCTTGCTTTAATTTGTAGGAAGCGCCAATTACGGTAATCTTTACAAATTTACGGCCAGGAGTAATACTGGGATTAACGTGATGTACGTACCCATAAAAGTTTTTGTAGGAATCAGAGCTCTTTAATACGCAGCTAACTGGTGTTCCAGGTCTGATAGCATCAAACTGAACATCCCAATCACGAAAGTTAATCTCTGCTATATCGTGAGAGTACCTAGATTTCCTCAGAGAAAATGACAATACCCGATCCGGTTTAACGTCAACCGTCGGGAAATCAACTGTCACATAATTAAACACTAGGTATTCTCATTATCGTTCCGGGCGTAATTGAGTAAAAGTCTGTTATCTCAGGGTTATACTCAGTTATAGCCCACCATAGATCAGGGCGGTTAAAGTACTTGTTAGATATACCGTATAGTGTTTCCCCAGAAACGTATGTGTGATAAATAAATGATACCGACTTTAATGAATCAAATTTGTAGAAAACAATTGGAGTAGCAGATCCATACGGCACTAATGATATATAGTCTACGGTTGATTTCTCATACCGCGATCCTTGATTAATTGCCATTATCAGCCTCCACTTGCCAAGCTTGCGCCACTAACAGTCGGGCTTGTAGCAAGACCAGCTGTTGCCATCAAGTTAAAGTTTAAAGCCACGTCGGTACGCATAGGAACCATAGCTCGAGTAAAGGAAGTGTGGTTTACTCCAATATTAGTTACGTATCCTATGTAACTTAAAGGACCAATATCAATACGCAGAAGGGTAGGGCGTAAGAATCCGATATCGGATGTCTCAATTCCAGTAGCCGCGTTGGTCCATCCAGGGCCGTTGATAGCCTTATACAGGTACTCAAGATCTGAGATAGTTCCTCTAGTCTGCAGGTCTTGTATTTTATTATTTACGTTATTAGTAAAATTTTTCTCAAATGAATTATTTCCAGAGTAGTAGCCGGCTAGATTAGAAAGATCTGCGTATTGCTGACTTTGCTTAGAACGGTTTAATGATCTAATACAGAAAAAATCATTTGTTCTATCTAAACGTACGGATAGCGATAGACTTTCTCCACTTGGAAACGCTCCAACTACTTTTGCAAACTTGTCGTTAGAAGTAGGGGTAATGTCCATATTAACGGAAACCTGTGTGTAAACCTCACTTGGATTCCACATAAATTGAAATCCATACCGTGGGTCTTGCCCAGTATTAGGCTTGTCTTTGTATACGTTTTCTACCCGTGAATAGTAGTAGATTCTTCCACGACGTACTACAGAAGACGAGTTAGGGTCAAAGTTGCTGGTGTTTACTACAAGCGGGTCCACAACTCTTGGTTCTACCGGAAGACTCCATTGATGCGGTGGTAGGTTCCAAAGATAGTTTCTCAAGTCAACGTTACTGACTACAGCGTAGTTTCTAGTATCAGCAGTGTTTCCCCCAGCATTAACTGCTCCTACAATTTTTCCTCTAAGTGCGCGATTAGCCTCATCTAAAGGATCTAGTCCAGAACCAGTTAAAGTTACTGGGTTTGCGCCACTCTGCGCACTGTTATCTCTCGAAGAATCTGCTGTAGTTCCTGGGGCTCTATCTATCATCAGTTCCTCACATCTTTGCTGCGGCTAGTTGGGCTAAGATCTCAGTATTAATAGCATTGCCAACGGCAACACCAAGCTGTTGAGCACTAAGTTCAGTGGTACCAGAAGGCAGAGTGATGTAGTTATTTACAGTTACAGGCGCAGCACCAGTTGTAGTTTGGATACGACCGCCTGTATTTGGGGAAGACACAAGAAGTCCAGCTTCTAAAAATGTAGCTAAACCTTGTGTTATAGCGCTAGTAATGATATTCCCTGTTCCGAGGTTACTTACAGTTTGAAGTAAATTTCCTATTGAACCCCCGCGACCACCCGCAAGTACATCAAGACCTGTTTTAGCTTCAGCCAGCGCACCCATAGTTTTTCCAACATCCATGCCAAGAAGTTTTGTACCACCTGCCTGTGCCATTGTTCCATAGATATCTGTAAGAGCAGCAGTTCCTCTATTAAGGCCTTGAAGAGTAGTTCCAGTTAGGCTTTGAATCATTGCTAATTCCGCGGCATTTCTTCCAGCAATGCCTTGAGCAGCTGCTGTAGTGCCGCCAGTTTTTGTAAGTTCTCCGATTGTTCCTGATATACCTATACTTTCTTTTGTTCTCGCTTTTTGTATAAGTCCTGCAAGGATTGCTTGTCGAAGATCTGGGCTAGGGAAATATTGTCTTAATATGCTATCCAGTGCATTTCCCGACATTGCAGATACAGCGATATCTTGTGGGCTAAAATCTCCGCCAGCAGATTGTTTTAGCATTCCGTACAACTGATCAATAATTCCAGGCAAATCCGCCATGCTGGTTCCATCCGAAGTACGGACGTTTATACCAATCATACGTAAACGGTTAACATTTGAAGCCTGGTTTAACGTAGCCATGGCTTGCATACCGGCTTGTATACCCATTCCTGGAACAAGGTTAGACATAAGCGCGGCACCGCCGGTAATTCCAGCAAATGTTCCTGTATCAAAGTTACTTAACCCGGGAAGTAATCCTAACCCAGCTCCAGAAGATACAGCTCTTATTGCGTCAAGAGCATCAGTTGAAGTACCCATTTGCGCTAATCTTTGCGCTGTTCCAGCACCCGCTCTACTTGCACCATAGAACCCAACACGTTGCGCCATTAAATCGGCTGTTAGTGCTTCTTGCGCTGTAGGGAATATGTCAGCGGCAGCTCCTGCTAAGCCTGCCATTTTGCCTAATATGTTTGCGCCAAAATTTGCTATAGAACCTAGGCCACCCAGGAATCCGCCTCCGGAGTAGTTTCCCCCGGATGGCATACCGCTTTGATACGGGGTTTGACCAGAACCAAACCCGCCTTGTCCGCCAAAACCTCCACCACCAGTTGTAATAGGTGTCTGTGAAGTGCTAGTGTTTCCAGTAGATGTGCTTCCAGGAGTTCTTGTCGTATTCTCAAAGTCTTTGGCTTCTTTTTTGGCGCGACTCAGCTCATCAGCTAATCCTTTGGCATTATCTTTAGCCGAGCCAAGGTTAGCTGTTATCTTTCCCGTAGTCTCGACTGTAGAGTCGCTGTCAGCCATCTATACCCTATCTCCTGGATCTTTCAATCCAATTTAATCTTTCGCGTGAAGAAAGAGAGCGTATGTCGCTCAGGGTCCAGTTAAATACTCGGGATATTATCTCGTACTCATCAAGTAGTAATTCGTACTTTTCCGCGCTATATACGAAACAAATCGGCGAGGCCAAGCGGTACAGCAATTAATGCTCCGCAAGCCTCGCAAGCCTTAGACACCTCCCCGAGGCGTGGGCCTGGATTACGTTTGTAAATCTCAGTTACTATTGTTTCGCGATCTTTAATACTTAGTTCCAATGCAGTGGGCGTTCCCATTGCTGGAGCTCCGTTAACTTCAGAAAGACATCCTGCAATAATTACTGTTGTAATTTCAGAAGCAGTTTTGTCTAGGCTATCCATTAATTTTTTATGTGTAAGACCCTGAGGAAGCGAGACTATTGCTTTACCAGATTTTAGCTTTACTGTAAAGCGTCGATCTGTTGGATTGTCTAACTCTTTAACTTCTACGTCATCGGTTAAATTAACTTTTACGTCACTTGAGACACCGCATGATCGACATTGAAGTCTAAGGTCAACGATATCGCCAAAGGTTATTTTACGAATTGCCAGCAACAGCATATCTCGATCACCCATAAGTAGGCTATCAAGGTCTGAACTAGTTGCTGGTTCTCCACCAAGATTTACTAGTCCACGCTGAAGAATAGTATTCAAGGCGCGGGTAGTAGATCCTGCTTTGGCAATTGCTTCCTCGTCTGCTCCGTTTAATTCACGAATCTCCGCATACTTAACGAGGGAGCCCCCAGCGGTTATAAAACCGCCGGGGAGCTCAACCTCAGAAGCAGACGGAGGAACAGTTACGATAACCGGGGCAGGCTCTTCCATTGCCTGAGCGCCCAGGTCAGCTACGAGTTGTGGATCAGTTATTAGCTGGGTCATTACTATCCTTTATTAGGCTCCGTTGATCGAGAACGTTGGGTCTACTGGCTTACCGGTTGTATCGGTAAAGAACGCAGA